TTGCTCTTGGAGTTGAAACTGAAGGCTATTCATGGGATGGAGACTACACTGGTATTTATTATTTGAAATCAACTGATGTTCCTCAAGAAGTATACTACTCAATTCTGGCAGAGCTTAATGAAAGCGGAAAATATGAGTGCGAAGATCATACATTTTCCTATAATGAATATCTTGTTGTGCCGCCTTATAATGAAGATGCATCAAATGGGGATACAAGTATTTTTAAATACAACGGCACTACTTTTGATCGAGTCCATTTTAAAACAATCCCCACAAATTGGCTTTTAAAAGGTAAAGAAATTAAACCTAGAAATGTCGAACAAATTTGTTTGTTTGATGCAATCTTAAATAGTCAAAATAAAATTCTTTATGTTGGCGGTCCTTTTGGTACTGGAAAAACTTTTTCCACGCACCATTATGCAATTAATCAGCTTGAAACAGGAAAAATCAAAAAGATTATTTATGTTCCTAATAACTCTTATACACAGAATACAATGGATCTTGGTGCATTGCCTGGAGACTTAATTGAAAAAGTCCAGCCTATCATTGGACCTCTTATTGATATTGTTGGTATTGATTAGGTCTTAGATTGGCTTCGTGTTGGTCAAGTCGAAATTGTCCCTGTTGCGTATATTAGAGGTAGAAACTTCACCGATTCTATTGTAATTGTTAGTGAAGCAGAAAACCTTACAGAAGCACACATTAAACTTCTTGTTGGTCGTTGCGGAGAAGGTACTCGTATTTTCTTTGACGGTGACATTCATCAGGCTGATAGTGCGATCTTCAAAGATCGTAATGGATTGAAGTTACTTCTTAAACTTCATGAATCTAAAGAACTATCTCATATTTTTGCAACAGTACAGCTTGTAAGAATTGAGCGTAGTGAAGTTGCTGCGGCTGCCGATTACTTAGATAAGCTATGACATGAACGGCGGCAGAGAAATTTGCCGCCGTTCTCTATATATAAACTCTTGACTTTTCGAGCAAAATATGCTATAATATAAGTATAAGAAATCTTAAAGAAGGGTGTGATAAGATGGCAAAGAAAATTAGTGATGATATTATCGCACAAATTCCTGTATTATATGAGAAATATAATAGCAAGAAGAAAGTCGCAGATGAATTAGGAATTAGCACGGCATCAGTAACTAAATACTTAAATATTTATTAGAGTGCCCCAGTTGAAATTGTAAGAAAAGCAAGAGTAAAAATTGACGAAGAAATGGTTAAGAAAATTAACGAATTATTCGCTAAATATAAAAACATGGCGCAAGTAGCGAGAGAACTTAACATTTCTCCTTCAACCGTAAAAAATCATTTATCAGAAGAAAACCTGACATTAAAAGAAAAACTTAACGATGATAGAGATGCTCTGTGGTTTTATATTTATCGTTTATTTGGTCCGGATGGCGACAAGCCGGTTAGTGATTGGAATGTAACTCAGATGCAAAAACATCAACGTATGGGTATGAGTTATAAATCTCAGTTGCTTACTTTGAAATGGTTTTATGAGATTAAAGGAAATAAGGTAAAAGAACAATATAAGACCATTGGAATTATTCCTTATGTCTTTGATGAAGCAAAGGCTTATTATCTAAGCCAAGAAAAAAGACAAGAAGAAATTGAAAAAGCTATTGAAAGACAGTTACAGAAAGATAGAGTAGAAATCAGGTATAATCCCAGTGATTATATTAACAAGAAAAAGACCAAGCATAGACAAATTGATTTAGACTCTATTACAGGTGATGATGAATGATAAAGATTGACCGTCATACAGTTATTTAGGTTCTTGGCGGTTTGATGCAATCGCCATCTTTTCTTAGTTAGATTGAAAGATACCAGTTTGATGTAAACGATTTTCCTACAACACTTGATAGATTTATTTTTTCTGCAATTAATAACCTTTATAATAGTGGAGACGGAGCAAAAGTTATTCGCGCGATTGATATTATCAATTATCTTAAAGTAAATGAAGCTGCAACGAATCTTTTGGAAAAAGAAAATGGAGAGAGTTTCTTGCAGGACTGTGAATCAACAGGTGAGCCTGCAAACTTTAACTACTATTATAATAGATTAAGAAAACTTAACTTTATCAAAGACTTGCAAAAGACTGGTCGAGATACTAATGATTTATTCTGTGAAGATATATTAAATCCAAACATTGTTGAAATTAACAACAATTTTGAGCAAATGACTATTCAAGACTTAATCAACAAATTAAGAGTTGAGGTTGGTCGTTTTGAACAGAAATATGTCATTAATGGAGAAATTAAGAAGGCTAATGCGGCAGAAGGAATTGAAGACTTGATTGTCGAAATGAAAGAAACTCCTGACGTCGGTGTAGCACTTCAAGGTGAAAGATTTAATACTATTTGCCGCGGCGGCAGAAAAGGAAAGTTCTATCTGCGTTGCGCCGCATCTGGTGTAGGTAAAACTCGTAGAATGGTTGGAGACGCCTGTTTTATTGCTTATCCATGCCGTTACGATAATAAAAGTGACCGGTGGGTATCAACAGGTCCTTGTGAAAAAGTTTGTTACATCATGACTGAGCAAAGTATTAAAGAAATTCAGCCTATGATTCTCGCATATCTTACTGGATATAATGAAGAGATTTTCAAGCGCGGTTTGTATGGAGAAGCAGAAATGCCGCGTATCCAAAAAGCAATTCAAATTATGAAACAATATGCTAATAATTTTGAAATGCTTGAAATTCCAGATCCCTGTTCTGAAATTATGAAAACAGAGATTAGGTCTTATGCAATAGAAAAAGGAATTGAAAATTTCTTCTTTGACTATATTTTCTCTTGTCCCGCAATGCTCGCTGAATATAGAGATATTGGAGTAAGAGAAGACGTTGCTTTAAGATTGTTTACGACTACATTAAAGAATCTTGCAAAAGAGCTTGATGTATTTATTATGAGTGCAACACAGTTGACCTTATCAAATGAAGATGCTCAGAAAGGCGGATTTAAAGATGAGCGTTATATTAGAGGTTCAAAAGCAATTAATGACTTGTCTGACTTTAGTTCTATTATGAGCAGACCTTCACAAGATGAATTGCAAGCATTAGCTGGGTTTATTAAAAACTTTGAGTATGCTCCAACTCTTGTCACAGATATTTTTAAAAATCGTGGCGGCTGTTGGAACATGGTTCGTGTATGGTCATACTATGACGCCGCAACCTTAAGAACTGAAGATTTGTTTGTAACAAACCCTCAAATGAAACCTATTGATAATTTCCAGATCTTCTCTCATTTAGTTGAATTTAATGATGATATTAATTTCATTCGTTCTCTTAATGAAGGAGATAATGGAACTGATACAAATGTGATTGAAACGGCAGAAATTGCTGATAATTCAGAAGCACTAATTATGGATATATCAGACGCTTTCAATAATGAAGCTGATAGAAATAAAAGACTTGAACATAAAACATTTGATGAATTGTTAGGTGTGTATGAATGAGTGAATTAACTGAACTTGCAAAAAGCTTATCAGACGAAAAAATTATTGAAATTATGACTTCACTTGGTGCAGACAGATATGAAGTTACAGGTAATGCAATTATTTTCCCCACTATTTGTCATAATGTTGATGCCGCCGAAGCAAGTATGAAATTGTATTATTATCCAAAAACAAAAACATTTCATTGTTATACTGATTGTAGTACAACATTCAATATTATTGAAATGTTTAAAAAGCGTTATGAGCTTTTAGGGATTAAATATGATTTCTATAAGGATATTGTTCTAAAACTCGGCGGCAAAAGAAGCACTGGATTATCGGATTTTACCCAAAAATATGAAAGTATTTATCCTAAAAAACGAGTTCCAAATGAAATCCTTTTGCCTGAAATTAATAAAGGTATTTTAAATGCATTTACTTTCTATCCAACACCTGAATGGTTAAGTGATGGTATAAGTGAAGAAATTATGCGAGCATATAATATCTTATATTCAATTTCAGAAAATAAAATTATTATTCCTCATTATGATGTGAATGATAGATTAATTGGAATTCGTGGAAGAGCATTA